GGCTAAATATCTGGTACAAGCAGGCTGGGACCACGCTCCCCACCTCGGAAAACAGGAAAAAGAAGACCTGCTATCCTCGACTCCTCCTCATCTGCGCGACGCTCGTAGCAAAGGGGAGCCTCATCTGGGCTCAGGAGTAGTATTTCCAGTAGATCCCTCCTACTTTTTAGTAGATGATTACCGTCCTAAGTCTTGGTATCGTAGAGCCTACGGGCTTGACGTGGGGTGGAACGCTACAGCTGCCGTATGGATAGCGTATGACCCGGATACAGACGTAGTTTACGTATATGACTGCTACAAAAAAGGAAAGTCAGAGCCTGAGCTACATGCTCAGCACATTAAGATGCGAGATCCTACTAAACCTGAAACGTTTCGATGGCCCGGAGCCATTGACCCTGCGTCTAGAGGGAGAGGACAAGCTGACGGAAGACGCCTCCTAGATATGTATCGTAAGCTGGGACTAAAAGTAATAGAGGCAGACAATAGTGTAGAATCTGGGCTACAGGAGATGTGGTCTAGACTCAGCTCCGGTCGTATGAAAGTAGTTCGTACCCCCAATAATGAAGAACTTTTACGAGAATACCGTAAATATCGCCGCGATGAAAAGGGCCGTATTATTAAAACTGACGATCACCTTATGGACGCATGGAGATACGCCCTAGTCACAGGGCTTAAAATAGCTAAACCCCTACCAACATTGAACCAAGCTATGAACGGTGTTGTCATAGGGGCCAGGGATTATGGAGTATAGTGCATGACACCAATTGATTTGACAGATAAGCCGTCAGAAGACGCCATTGATACTATGGTAGAGACAATGGCTGAAGAAGATGAGACTATCAATGAGGCCGACGTACAAGATCTAAAAGATAAAATGCAGCAAGATAAGCTAGCATTTGACGAGGCCTTGTCCCTCTATGGTACTCAGCTAGAAGGAATGTTCCAAGACTACGCTTCTAAAAGATCCACTAAAGAGGCTGAGTGGATCGACGCTATTCTACAATGTCGCAAACAGCGCAACGATTTCTTTACTAAAGATGAGTACGAGAAAGGTCATCATAAAAGTGTGCGCTCTCCTAAGATCAATATTACCACACATAAGGTCAACATGGCTGTGGCCCGTATGGTGGACATCGCTCTCCCGCTGGGGGGTGACTTCAACTTTAAGCTAGACCCCTGCCCAGATCCTGACATGGAGGCTGTTGTTACAGACGAGTCCCCCATGGAACAGGACCCAACGGTTACTCGCGGTCAAGTAGCATCTTCTATACTGTCAGAACAAATCGAACGAGCTAACAATCATCAGAAGCTAATTGAAAAGCAGCTGGCCGATGGAGACTTTGGGCGACTTACACGAGAGGCAATGTACGATTGGGCACAGCTAGGTACTGCAGTATTCCAAGGACCTTCGATTAAAGCTACTACAGTAAAGGGATACAAGCACCATGAAGACTCAGAAGGAGGCCTTCAATCAGAAGTGGTGCGCAATGTAGAATATACTGCTGTGCCAGAACGAGTCGATATCAGATATTTTTACCCTAATCCAGAAGTACTTATTCCAGAGAATCTGGATAAAGCTTTTGTTATCAGGCCGTCCACAGAGACTGAAATTAAAAAGCTCAGCAGAAACGATTCCTTTATGAAAGAGCGGCTTCGTAATGTTCTGGAGGCAGGACCTGACGCCGCCGATCAGGCCAAGATCTTTAATCTCAACGGAATTATTGATACAGATTATTCTCTTAAAAACAAGTATATACTGAAGACTTACTACGGCCCTCTGGACAAGCGTATCTTGGAGCACATGCCGGGCGTAGCTCAAGATTTAGTTTTTGACGATTTCGCTGAGATTTTTGGAGAAGTGTGGTTTGTTAACGGGCAAATTATCCGTGTGTCTGTCAGCCCCCTTGACGGTGATGACGGCCTCCCCTTCCAGATTGTTGTATGGGAACGTGACCATGCTAGCTTGTTCGGGCATGGCATGCCTACAAGATGCGCGATCAGCAGGTAGTAGCCGACGCCGCGTGGAAAATGCTAATTGATAACTCCGGTCTATCTGCAGGTCCACAGCTAGTGCTCAACAAAGAGATGATTGAACCAGCCAACCAGAAGTGGGACATCGAGCCCTTTAAAATCTGGTACTTCACAGAGTACGGCTCTAATGTAAATGATGCTATTCAGTTTGTTAACATCCCCAACAACCAAGAAGCCTTAGCCCGCGTCGTAGATATGGCACTACAGTTTGCGGACGTAGAGTCAGAGACTCCGATGATTACACAGAACATGATGCCGCAGGCTAGTAACGCATCAGGCCTAGGCATGATCTTTACTGAGGGTAATGTGACCCAGAGGGATCTTAGTATGGCCTGGGACAAGTACATTATTGTACCGCTGGTGCAGCGTTTCCTTGATTATAATATGCAGTATTCGGATGATCGTACTATCAAGGGCGACTTCTATGTTAAAGTAGGAGCAGCTACTCAGCGTATTGACAATCAGATTATCGCTCAGGATATTGAACGCATTATGTCAATGGCTAGCCAAGATCCCACCTATCACATGAGCATTGATCCTATCGCTGCTTTCCGTAAGTGGGTAAGTGCTACTAGGGTTGGCACTGAGATTCTCCGTCCCGTCAAGGAGGTTGAGGCCGAGATGCAGAAGATGCAAGAGGCCGCGCAAGAAGAAGCTCCTGATGCTGCCCTAATTACAGCACAAGCTACAATGATGCGAGAGGAATCTCGTCAAGCGGAGAGAGAAGTAGAGCAGCAGCTCAAACAAGCTGATATGGAGATGAAGCAACAGGACCGTGAGTTCGAGAGACAAAAGGCCATTGCAGAATTCCAAGATCGACAGCAGCAGCGTGCCTTGGAGCTGCAGATAAAAGCACTAGAGCGAGAAGCAATGTTAATTAAGATTGCTGCAGAGCAAGAAACAACAGTTGCTAAACTAGAGAATCAGCTCAACATCACACAGATGAATGCACAAGCTGATTTAGAAAAATCTGCAATTGACTTAACTAAATTTAGAGAACAGATTGAAATGAAAGAACGATTCGGCACAGGAGTATCGCAGACGTAATGACTTTTATTGATGTACAAGATGCTATTCAATCATTAGAAACTCGGCGTGACAAGGCAAAGGAAGGCTTATGTAATAAAAACCTTAACGAGATTGATACGGCCTTTGAACGCGGCCGTGTTGCTGAACTTAAGACCACTATAAACACACTCAAAGAAATGGCCGCTAAAGCAGTATAGCTAGCCGCCTAGGAGATTTACAATGGCACAAGAAAACACGTACGAAGAAGACTTTAATGCAATGTTTGGGGGCACTAAGAAAGATAAAGATCCCCAAAATACAGAGTACCGAGAGGAAGAACCAGAAAATAAACAGCAAGATACGGAACTTTCTGGCGAGGTAGAAGACAAACCTAGCGAACAGAGTGATAAATCTAAAGATAATTCCTCTACAGAAGCTAAAGATAACGAAGAAGTAGACTACGATAAGCTATTGGAAAGCACGCCCGACGACGTTCGCGAGCAAGTCCGGCTGCTGATCCAGAAAGATAAGACAAATCGTGGCAGACTATCTGCGCTGGACAAGAAACTTGTTCGTGCAGAAGAGCTTTATCAAAACGCACTGCGCAACAATGAGCAGCTAGAGCAGCAACGCGCACAAGGGAACCAGCATTCCCCCGAAGCCGCCCAGCAGGAAGAGAAGCCTGAAGGCAACGATGAGGGCCGCAAGAAAACTCCTGACATGTCCCCTGAACTTAGGGCCATTAAGGAAAAACATCCTAACCTGTATAAAGCATTGCAGGAAATGACCAAAGCTGAAGCGCAAGCAGTGGCCGAGAAAGCATTAGAGGATGTTAATAGTAAGATTAAACCTATGGAAGATGCTCAGAGGCAGGAAGGTTACAAAAAAGAAGCCGAAGCACTCGATGCAAAAGCAGCAAGGCTTTTTGACACAGAGAATACGGGAGTTGGAGTAAGAGAGGTTGTTCAATCAGAAGAGTTTTCTCACTGGTTTCGAGGGCAATCAATTGAAATCCAAAACATGTACAAACATGCCGAGACAGCAGAACAGGCAATGGCAGTACTCTCTAAGTTTTCTCTAGAAAGTGACTACCTAGACAAGATTAGAAAAAATCTTGATAATGACTCTGAGAGTCAGACAGAGGAAAGTAACAAGCCCGAGAAGTCCAAGGGTGATGAGCTTCGTAAGAAGCGGGAAGCAACTAAAAAGGCAGCAGTAGCGCCCTCTAACAAGGAAGCTCCTACTGGCTCAGATGCCCCCGTCAATTATGATAAGCTCTTTGATCACTACTGGGGCGACAACGGCGTTCATCGCACACAACGTAGACTGACTACAATTTAAGGAGATACTCTATGACTACATATAGTGATATCGGTCAGCGGACTACGGCGTATGCTGAGGGCAAGATGCTGGAACATGCAATTCCGCAATTGGTTCTAGATTCCCTTGGCGATACTCCGAAGGAGCTGCCGCGCAACAAAGCGAAGACGATTGAATTCCGTCGTCCCGTTCCGTATCCCATCAACCTGACGCAGCTTACTGAAGGCGTTACGCCTCCGGCAGGCAGTACTCAGTATGAGGATGTTTCTGTAGAGATGGGCCAGTATGGCGGCCTGCAGCAGATTACTGATGTCGTTGCCGACATGAGCGAAGATCCTGTACTCAATACCATGACCGAGCTGTCTGGTGAGCAGGCTGCTGAGACGAAAGAACGACTCATCTGGGGCGTTATTCGCGCAGGCACGAACGTAACTTGGGTAGGTACTGGTACCCCCGCTGGCCGTGGCGACGTTAATGATGTCATTACCACCGGCATTCAGCGTGGTATTACTCGTGCGCTCAAGAACCAGCGAGCACATAAGTACACGAAGATGATTGCTGCTACGCCTAAGTATGCTACCGAGCCGGTTGCTGCCTCATTCGTAGCCGTCACGCATACTGACGTTGAGCAGGACATTCGTGATATGGCGGGCTTCGTTCCCATCGAAAAGTACAGCAACGCTAACTACCTGAACGACCACGAGTGTGGTAAGGTAGAAGAGTTCCGCTATATTACCTCTCCGGTACTTGTGCCGTGGGAAGGTGAAGGTAGTGGCACGCTTAATGGCTGCCGGTCTGTTGGCGGTTCTAATGTAGATGTCTACCCGATTATCTACATGGGACAGAAGGCTTGGGCTAACGTGCCGCTTCGTGGTGCAGGCTCTATGTCGCCGACGGTCATTAACCCCGGTAAGATTTCAGCTTCTGACCCGCTAGGCCAGCGTGGCTATGTCGGCTGGAAGATGTACTTTGCGGCTCTCATTACCAACGAGGCATGGATTCATCGTGCTGAAGTTGGCGTAACTGACCTGTAAGGAGGTACATTATGGCTGATCTAATTAGTAACCTAGCAGACCAGAACTATACAGGATTCCTGTCTGGTTCTGCTGTAGCTGAAACCCGAATCATCAACTTGGATGTTGGAGTGGATAATCTTGCAGACGACGCTAAATGGCGTTTCCTGCGGGTCCCCGCTAATACCATTATCCTCTCTGCTCACATTGAAGTGTCCGATCTGGATTCCGGTGGGTCTCCTGCTCTGACGCTTGACTTGGAAGCTGAGGATGTTGATGGCGGTAACACTACCACGTTGCTGAACAACAGCACCGCAGGACAAGCGGGAGGCTCTGATAGTGCAGATACCGCTCTCCCTCTGTTCGGTCTTGCCAAGGATTTCTATATCCAGGCACGAGTAGAGACTGTCCCTGCAACGGCTGCTGCCGGTACGGCTAAGCTGGTGGTCCAGTATATCCGCGACAACTCGTAACCACGACCCGGCCCCTCTCGTCTTGGGAGGGGCCTTTTTACATTAGTATAACGGAGAGTTTACTATGGCACGACTGACTAAGCGAGAGCTGCAAGACAAGCGTAAGGAAGATCTTCTTAAGATCGCTAACGGAAGCCTTGGTCTTGGGCTAAAGCAAACCATGAAGAAGCACGACATTATTAATTATATTCTCCACAACATTAATCGAGGCGGTAACTCAGATGTCCTCGAAGTAATGGAAGAAGATGAAGTTAAGCGAACACAGAATAACGACCTTCCAGAAGGTTACGCTATTGTACGTTTAGATAAAGGCAAGTACAATCCTCGGGGACGACCTGTGTATGTAGGAGCCTCTAATCCTAAACGACAACGTAATGCTCTGATCCCGGTAGGCAGGCCAGTAAAAGTACCAGAAGTATTTATTGAGCCTTTGATGACTTCTATCCGTATTGAGGTGCATCAAGATCCAGTCACACTAGAAGAAGAAGAAGTAGAAGTTCCAAACTATCCTTTTACTATTCTTCGTCATAACCCTACAGACCGCTGGATGCGAGCACACGGAGACGATTATAATCTAGGAGCACTCTAAGTGAATTACTTGCAACTCTTACAAAGAACTATCGAGGAATCAGGGGCCACATTGTCGGCCCCTACTTCCGTTACTGGGCTTAAAGGCCTTGAATCCAAGTTCGCTAAGTGGGTGCAAGAGTCGTGGAAAGAAATTCAACTAGAAAGATCTGACTGGTTATTTTCTGCCAAAGAACAAGAGCTTGACCTAGATCCAGTACTGCTAGAACAAGGAAGTCTTGTACCCCCTTCAGATTTTGCAGCAGATTATCTGCAAGAGTGGAGATCACTGCCTGTAATTGAAGTGTGGTTAGAGGAGTATGTGGAGCCCGTAGTCACTCATGAAGCCTTTAATGTCAGTGACATCGAAGGTCCTGGATACATTTCGTACAGTGTGTACAACCCAGACTATACCCCCGGCTCAGGGCTGCCTGAGTACTTAGAAGTTAATGTAGCAGTCAGTTAAGGAGATCCTTATGAGCTATAACAGTGATTACACAGGCGAGCAGCTCGACGAAGCTATCGTCAACAGACACGAAAAAAACAAAGATACCTTTATGGATTTTGGCGGGCCTAACCAAGTTAGTGCCGCTGATGTTAAGACTGCGGTAGATAACATAGGAAGGGATGTAGTTATCGGTACTCTAGCCGATCACCACTCTAGCCCAGTAGTTGTAGACGGCGCGGGAGAGAGTGCTCTACTGACTCCTGTACTCACCCTTAAGGCTAATTCGCGGTATCTCATAGAGCTATTTATTCAATTTACAGCAGAAAATACAGAGCCTCTTCTTTCTCTTAATGACACTGGCATCGAGTATGGTATTCTATATTCGGCAGAAGATTCTTCTAATAACTACGTTAGTATTATCAGTGGTAGTGCTCTGGCATTGCCTGCATCAGGATCAGACAAGTTAGAAGCTCGGTTTATGTACGGGCAGCTAGTAACTGGCACTGATCCTGAACTTCGCTTTACCTACGAGTATGATGGCAACCCCGGGGGCAATATGAACTTCTATTATTTCTCAGCGAAGTTTACTGAGGTTCTGTCGGCAGAAGAGCAATAATATTATGAGCGCTGCACCTACTAAGCTGTGCTACATTCCTTGGATGCAGTGGCCTGATTCTTTCGGCAGATCGCTGCCAGGAAGAGAGTACAATAATGCTGAGGACGCTCGTAAGGGGGAGCCGCAGTACTTTACCCTGACCCCTGATGGGCAGATGCTGGTACATCCTACTCCCGATAAAAAGTACATCATGCACTTTTACTGTACGTCAGCTATCCAAGAGCTGTCTGATGACCTAGACGAGCCTTTCCTTCCCGAACACCTGCATCTCATGATTGTGTGGAAGGCTCTCATGGAGTATGCATTGTATCATAACGACCGCTCAGTATTTGAGCGTGCTCGTAGTAAATACCGAGTGTACAAGAAACTTCTAGAGGACAGGTACATGCCTGCTATGAAGTTTATTACTGATGTTCTTTATAGAGGCATATAATGAGTCACGCATTTACTGACGGCCGGGCCCTAGAAGGTAAGCAGGTTATGACCTTCCCTCTTGAGGGGGGAATGGATCTTATTACAAACAAGCTTACTGTGAGCCCCGGTACCTTACAAGAGTGCCTTAACTATGAAGTAGATGTCAAGCCGGGCTATACTCAGCTGCAAGGACTAGTGGAGTATGGCCTTGTAGACTTTCATATACCTTATTTTGTAAAAAGCTTAAATATTAGAATAGGGGTTGATGATGAGATTAAGATATTTCCTGGAGGGGAATATACCACAAGCACGGGCGCTAGGATCAAAGTACTGTACGTAGAAAAGCTAGAAGACGGTGTAGAGTATGATTTATACTCTTCTATAGTAAGAGTTATTTCGGGGGAGCTGAGCACTTACTTTAATATAAATGTCACCGGCTCACTGACCTACAATGCAAATATAGTAACACAAACTGAAAGCGTTTTTAGAATGTCCCGGGATAGGCTGGACAGAATTATATCTAACTTTTCTGTTGATTTTCCTGAGAACGAGGTTCCCGGAATAGGACCCCTTAATTCTATATTCTTTCTTGACGATACTATGTACGCCATCAGAGATGAATATCCAACCACTGTAATTACTCTAAGAGGCGCGGAGGAACAGCTTCTCTACGAAACTATCAATGAAGACGATAACATTAGAGTGTATATGATTCAGGATGCTGGTGCCCCTGGCCCCCCTGAGCTTAAGTTTTACGCCAAAGTATTAGATATAAGCCAGCCTGTTCCAGGAAAAGTAGGTCAACTTACTATAGAATATCTCCACCTATCTGATCGTATTAAATACGACACTTTAGATCCTAGTGATCGCCTAAGCACCTATAAAGAAGTGCAGAAATTTATAAACATCAGCCAGAACGAAGGGGTTAAGACTCCCGTGTGGCACGCTCGTTTAGACACAGCCGACCTAGTAGCTACTGGGGCTGACAATGTTTATGCTGACTTTGACACAGACTTGCTGATAAGAGGTCTGACTGGAGAAGGTACTACTGTTTCCTACGAAGAGTTTGACTCTTCTAGGGGAATTCTTTGGAAAGAAAGTACTAAGATAAATAGAAATCGTCCTGGCTACTGGACGCCTGTAGATCTTGGGCAGGAGCTGCAGTTTGATACAGGTACTACAAAGCCACTCACTGCACTTAATCGTACATTTGTAGACGATGATGCCGAGATTTTAGTTACCGGAGAGTATTCTAGCGAGATTCAGGAAGGTAATTGGAGGGACAAAGAAAATGTACAAGAGCTAGGTGCCCCAGAAAGCTGGGCGTACAGGGGCCTTGCTTTCGGCAGCACCAGCAATCTTAACAGATGGCGACAGTACGGCCCACTTATTGTACGCGACTTTGGTATAAAGCTACCTACTCATACAGTAGTCACTGGGATTACTGCTACTGTTCGCATGACTGCTTATATGTCTACCCCGGATCCCACTGACGTAGAGATACGTGACGGAAGTGTAGAGATCGTGGCTGGGGGAGTGAGTTCTAATAAAGCTAATCTCAACGCCCTCACTATTAACACTGCGGGTGCAGAGACTTTTGTAGAGGTAGAGTATGGGGGCGACAATGATTTGTGGGGACTGCCCGGTATCCCTAAAGAAATCTTAGAGTCAGAAGAATTTGCATTCCGTATCTCTCCCGAAGCGTATGTAACCGATTTTGAAAGCTTTGTCACGTTCGCGGTAAGTCACGTGACTATTAAAGTACACTATCAGGATGGCACTGAAAAGGTACATTTTTATGACAGCTCGGGAACCACTAATGTAGCTACTGCAGATGTTGTCAATTTCGCACGGAAGAAGGGTGCGTGGGATACTAATGATGCAGAGGGAGTTATATCCCTGTACAACATAGAAGAGCTTTCTGGCCCCATCGAAGCGGGGCTAGAGATACGCACACAAACAGGCGGTGGTGGGGATCTTATTGGAAACGTGGTTAGTCTGCCTTCCCCGGTATCTTTGCCTACGTCTGCCAGCCTTCGGGCCATGGACTCTAAGATACTTACCATTAGGTCTAACTTTTTCTCAGACGTAGAAGGAGAGGCTGTGTATGGGGTTACTGGAGCAGGTCCTGCTTTTTTCTACGATGGCAGGTACTTCTCCTATATTAGAATTCCTGAGCTATCAGAGGACAAGGACATTCCCCGACATGTCTGGAATAACCAGCTGCATCTAACTTTGGGCTACCCTTCTGGGCAGGTGCTTATTTCTGCACCCGGCCAGCCCCTGAACTTTGAGGCAGGTGAGTCCAGTGGCGCTGTTGAAGTAGGCTTTGGCGACAAGATCACCGGCTTCTGGCCTATTGCAGGAAACGCTTTAGGGGTCTTTTGTGAGAGTTCTACGTATGCGCTTACAGGATCGTCCGCTGCCAGCTTTTTGGGGCAGCCTATTTCCTCTGAAAGCGGTGCTATAGAGTACACTGTATCCGCTGTAGGCCAGCCGCTGTACTGCGATACACAAGGCATCTCTAATATCAATACTACGGATAGGTTTGGAGACTTTGAGTGGGGAAGAATAACTAGGTTTATTTCTCCGTGGCTCAGAGGAAGGCTCCAAGAGTATGGAGTCAACAATGAGCGCAAGCCTATCTTCGCACTGCCCATTAAAAATAAGAATCAGTATCGTCTGTTTTTTGAAGACGGATATATTATGACTCTTTCTATTGTAGATGTGCAGGGCAATGCAGTTCCCATGACTACCTTGGCACATTACGATACTAACGACTTTTCCAGTAAGTACGTTCCTGTATGCGGAATTAGTGAGGTACTGTCTAACGGTAAAGAAGTTAGTGCAATTGGCACAGAAGACGGTAAAATTTACATACTAGATGCGGGCCCTGGCATTACCGATGCAGAAGGGCACAGATCCTTTGATTCTAGTATTACCTTGAACCCATTTAATGGCAATGCTACGCCATTTACTATGAAGTATAACCAAGTGTACATACACGGTGTGGTCCCTCAGCCGGTTGAACTTAGCGTCACTGCTGGGGTCAATTACTTAGTGCCAGAGCCTTCTGCCTTTGAGGATCAAAAGACTTTTGGTTATGAAGATGAATATATGGATGTGTCTAGGCTGGATATACCTGCAATGTGTGGAGCACATACACCGTCCCTGACGGATGGGTACTCTATTAAAATATCTAGTGTGTCAGATATTATACCGCCGCATACTTTACAAGCAATTACACTTAGGCCGGTAATAACGTCAGATAAAACATCAACACCGAGGAGCACAGACTGATGGCTATTATAGACATTGTACCGGGACTTGATAACAGAAATATACATGAGGTCCGTACGGGCACTCCTCGTTTTGGTGACAATAGAGGAGGGTCCACTGGCACTGTTAGCGTTAACGTGCAAGACTACGTTAATAATGAAGCTCGTAGAGAGGACATAGACCGGAGGCCAGGGGCGGCCCCTAGATTCGATCCCTTTGTACGTGATGTAGAGCAAGACGAATTAGTTGAGAATCGCCTAGTAGGCATGCTAAATTCTGATAGTGCTTATATGCGTAATGCTCGTAACACTGGAAGAGTTACTCAGGCAGAGCGAGGAGGTCTAAGCAGCAGCATGTATGCAGGAGCTGCACAATCTGCGGCTATACAAGCAGCTGCTCCTATTGCTAATGCAGACGCTAATGCCTATAGGCAGGCTGCTTCAGAAAATCTGCAGGCAATGAATGCTAACATTCTGGCAAAGCTACAATCAGCCACACAAATAGAGGCCGCCAACATTGGGGCTATGGCTGCTACAGGAGCTGCTAGGATTAACGCTGATGCGCAATTAAAGATCGCTAATCTTCGACATGATCATGAGGCTGCTATGTTCCAGCTAAGTGCAACACATGATACTTTTATGGAAGGCCTCCGACAAGAAGGTCGTATGCAGATCGAGAATTTCTTGCAGGATGGGCGCATTAAACTTACTAATTTAACACATGCACAGCAGGATAGAATGCAAGAGGCAGGGTTTAATCATGATGTTGTTATGTCTGAATTGAGCTTTGAGCAAAGAAAGCAAATAGAAGAACTATTTATGTCCCCTCGCTTTAATGCACAACTAGAGCTGGAAAGAACTCGTATTCAAAATGAAACCTTGAATGGTGTGTATGGCAGTTATTCAGCTTTCTTGGCTGGCCTTAATCAGGCAGATATAGACCAAGTAGCGTACGGCAGAGCCATTAGTACACAGAATAGTCTAACAAGAAACTTAGTAGAGACGTTTAGTGATCTGTGGGGAATAGATGTTAATATAGGTTTTGGAGGTTAATATGCCGCTTAAGTTTATTAAGAAAGCAGCTAAAAAAGTATTCAAGAAAACTAAGAAGTTCTTCAAGAAATACGGCAAATACATTGTTATTGCCGGTCTGGCTTTTGTTACTGCCGGTATGTCTGTAGGGTTCGGAGCTTTTACCGGAGTCAATAGTGTGGGAGGCTTCTTAGGGGCAGTAGGTAAGACTGCTGCAGCGGCAGCAGGTAAAATCGGTGGAGCAATGGGATTTGGAGGAGTAACTGCTGCTGGTACCACAGCCAGTACTGCAGCAACTGCTGCTGCTGGTACAGCTAGTATCGCAGGAACTGCCACCTCGACTGCTTTAGCACTATCACCCACTATTAGTAGCGCTGCCGCAGCTGCTGCCGGTACTTCCGTTGCAGCTACTACTGGGGCCGCACTCACGGCCACTACTGCGGCCGCACTCCCAGCCACTACTGGAGGTATAACATCAACACTTACCAAAGCGCTTAAAAGTTCTACTGCTATGGCAGCGGTTACTTCTGGCGCACAAGCTTACTTGCAAAATGAGCAGTATAAAAAGGAGCGTAAGTATATGAAGGGTCTTAATTTCTACGGGGGCCCTGCTCACGGTGGCAGCGCCACTTATGATTTTGGTCTTCCTTCTATTAGACTTGGTGCAGGCGCACAGAATACTTCGGACAATACGTCTGGTTCTGTGATGCCCCCTGCTTCCCCTGTGTTTGGAGGTTAATAATGGAACCTAGTACAGAATATGATTACATCCCCCCAGCATCAGGAGAGATGAGAGGGGGAATAGCGCCCATGCCTGATATGCCCTCACCACTTAATGCAGAAGAAGAAGAATTAGAACTTGTTGGTGGGCAGGAACTTGCTGGGGAAGAAGAGCAGCAGTTGCTTGATTCTGTCATGGATACTATAGAGGCCCTAGTCAACGGACAACTAAAAGCTAAGGTAGATGATACACTTAATGCTAGTCCTGATTTATGGCAATCAGTATCGCAGCTGAGCAACGGTATTGTACAGAGGATGGCATTTCAACTGGATGAGCAAGGTATAGAAAATGACGGCGGAATATTCTTCGGTGAAAACGGAGTTATCCAGCAGACGGTAGAGATGCTGTGGGACGAGGCGGCTAAAATTGATCACCCTTCTGTAGAGGATGAAGAGCAGTTTAACGCGGCCTACTTTGCTACTATAAAATTAGTTGGAGAGTCCCTAGAGCAGGACGAAGACTCAGCCAGAGAGGCTCAAGATTATATACTAGAAGTAGAACTGGGAGAAGATGTGGTAGGCAGGGCCGCAGAGCAGCTACAGGCAAAGGTCTTGGGAGCACCTACAGATACTACCGCTCCTGTAAAAAATGACCCAATGCAACCATCACCTAATGACCCCTCTAGTGTCATGCCCGGGTTCTATCAATAAGGAGACACCATGAGTGCTGATAACATATTAGTTGCAATGCTAGGAGGCGCTGCTAATGAGCGCCTTGGCGCTTTGCAGCGGCAGGAAGAGTTTGGGCTACAAAAGAAACTCATGGAAGAACAGGAGCGTATCCGAGCGTCTGCGCGGGAACAGCAATTAAGAGGGACCCGAGCACTGGAACTGGCCGAGCAATCACAGGCAGAGCAGCGTGCAGCTATCGTGGCAGAAAACTTGTATAATCGGCTAGGAGAGCTCGCTGAGAGATCCCCCGAGGCCAGAGTGCTGCAAGAAGATTTTATATCTTATGTGCAAAGCGGTGTCCCTATCTCAGAAGTACTGGAGCTTCCTCGCTTCAAGAGAGTACAGGAGCAACTAGCAGAAGTATCTGCAGGTCGCATTAATTATGGCACTGGCAGGCCCCTAGAAGAAGCAGCAGAAAACGCTCAGGCAGACGTTGCAGGAGGTCTCGCTGCTCGCGGTATGGAAGACGCAGAATTGCTTGATCAGCTAGACGCCACTGCCGCCACTGTACAGGGCAGTAACCTTCCTCCGGTAGCACGTAATGCTATTCTTAACGACATTCAAGAGGCTCGAGAAGACAGCCCCGCTGCTGTACGAGCGTTACTTAATAGCCCCGATATGGTGGCGCTGCTAAACGCTACTGCAGAGAGTGCTACTCTCAATGCAGAATCAGCACTAGATCTTCCTAGACGCAGAGGGGTGGAAGAGGGTACGGAGCAAGCCGCAGTTAGAAACACAGTCTTCGGGCTGACTGGCATGGACCCCATGGGCGCTAGAGGCCAGGTTACATATTTTGATAAGAACACTATGCAGCTAAGACAACTACCTGCTAGTTCTGCACTAGCCGCCGAGATGAGCAACAGCCCTGACAGGTACGTACCAGAGGCTGATTTACGGTACAGTGAAGATTCTTCTGGTAACCCTATTCTAAGGCTAGGCTCGTTCGGCCCTGTGTACAGACAGGACCGTGAGACAGGCAACCTTAGTCTAATGAGTCCCGGCCGTCAAGTACAGCCTCCCCAACAAGGACAGTCCTTTGTAAGTGATCCTGAACAAGAGGCTTTGTCAGGTGCTGGGTTAACTCCTCCGCCACCGCCCAGACTTCCCGGTAACGCGCTTCCTATGCAGGAGGCGCAAAAAGCTAGAGAGCTGCTTAAGGGCAACAGCAGTGTAGGCTTCGAGGGCCCTGCTAGGACCTTAAATCAGCTAGGATACACCTCAGCTATTCTGAGGGATATCCCGGACTATGATTTAGTAGAAAGCTCTAGCGGCTATGCAGAATCTATGACTAGAAATCTCTCAGGAATGATTGTAGTTGGCGATATCGCCGCAGAGGCAATGAATGCGCTATCAGGAGACGAGACTCTCGGAGACAGAGCCACTAAGGCCGCTAGGTACTTCGAGAATTTGCAGCATAGAATTCGGCAGATCAATATTGTCAATCGCAACCAAGCTGGTGTGATTGATCAGCAGAACGCTGTAAGGGCGTTAGGAGTCAACTACGGACTGTTTACTCGCCCAGATAGGCTTGACTCTAACCTAGAGTCGTCCCAGGCGCTGCTCACTGACAGCATTCGCACATTGAATCTTATTATTGATGATCCAAGTACTAACGTTAGGGAATTGGCGGAATACAGACGGGCGAGAGAAGAGCAAATTGAGGTGCTGTCTATGATTGAGCCTGTACTTCTTAGCAGGGAGATTCATACTACTAGAGTCCCGATTCCTACAGAAGCAGGGCGTACTATTAATATCAATATTGGTGAGCTAGAAAGACAAGACTACGACCAGCTCACTGATTATATTAACAGTTACTATCGCAGGGAAAGGGCTCTTCCCCGGGGCTATGATCTGCGCATACTAAATCTTTTAGATGCTTACGGTTTTTCTAAAGGGTGGACTACTGAAGGAAATGAGCAATAGCTATGAGTAATTTTCAGGATATTATGGCGGCTGAAGAGGCCAAACGAAATGCTGAACTAGAGCTAGGCGCTGCTAGCTTGGAAGCGTCTGCGTTCGATCTCGCAGGAGGAAACGCTAGCCGTTTTGAGGAGATACTTAATGACTCTCAAAATCAGAGGGACGCTGCTAGAATGGACCGCTCACGTAGCTCAGGCGTGGGCATGGTCGGAGGTTTTATGTCTGCCCTGATAGATGGCCCACACACTACTAGGTATATAACTAGGCCTCTAAGGAATTCCTTAGAGTACTTGGATGCTAGCATTGCAGGAAGGTCCCCTGATATTATTCCTATGGATGAGCCTCTCATAGATAAAAGAGACATGACTCCAGGAGGCAGGGCTGCTTCTGACGCTGGTCGTGCGGCGGGTGGGGGGCTAATAGCTCTAGGTGCTCTCGGACAAGCAGGGCGAGGAGTCAACGCTGGAAGAGGTCTGCTGAGAACTACCGACGAAGTTATAGATTCTGTTATGAGAGCTAGAGCTTCGTACAAAAATATGCCGGTTAATCTCCGCCCCTCTTACGCTACGACAGGAGGGCCTTCGCCAATATGGGTGCAACGCATGGCTAGTATGACAGACAAAAGCCGTTCTTCAGAACTCTTTGCTATAGCTGGATCTGCTCAGGGAGCAGGACTTGCTTCTGCACTTACTGATGGTAATCCCACAGCAGTTATGGCGGGGGAGATGGCAGGAGGAATGCTAAATCTTGCTAGTATTGCCTACAATATAGGACGTAAGGTCTCGGGTACTGGTAGAAATTTATACGCCATGTTATCACGGACTGGACAGAACCAGATTGCAGCAGAAGCTATTGTAGACGTCGCAACTACTATTGCCCGAAGAACTGACGGAGATGACCGTGACAAGGCGCAGATAACACAAGACTTGATTGATAGCCTTAGTAGAGCTATAGATTCTTTGCCAGAGGGAGTAGGTAACGAATTTACTGCGGGACAGATTACTAATCATCCCGCACTAGTGGCTGTTGAGAATCGTATCGTGCAGCAGATGCCTGTAGAAAATGCTACCATGCGCCGTAATACTGAGCTAGGGTTTAGGCGGCTTCGTGAATTAGCAGATACCCTAGTAATGACAGGCAACCCCACCGACTATGCTCTTGCTGGGTCATTACGTAAGAAATATATGGAGACTCTTGTAGGCAACCAACTGGAGCAGGCAAGATCTAATATGATCCGTGCTGTAGAGCGGGTGTCTGTTCCGGGGGTAGTAGGTAGAGGCGCGAGCGAGATGGAAGGCTCCAGAGCTAGCAGGAATGTATCAGAGTATTTGTGGGAATATCTGAGAGCTTCTAGGGCACAGCAATCTGAGCTGTGGGGAGCTATTCCCAAAGATGTAGATATGACGGGGGTTAATGCCCGGCCTCTTGTAAGAGACCTGCGAGAAGTTGATGAGCGTATAGGTAACACTACACATCCTATGGTTGAACGTGCTCGTAGGCTCGCGCTTGGTACTACAGGAGAAGGTGACCCTGTAACTTCTGGTGATTATACTGCCTTTATCAGAGATGCTGGTAGAGCCGCTGCCAATCTTCGTGCGGGAGATAATCCCGATCTTAACCTAGCCTCTAGTCTAGACCTCCTTCGGGAGCAGGCTATAAACACTCTTACTAATTCTGGCAACATATCAGGCATTGCGTATGAGAATGCTCGTGCTTATTCTCGGGCGTTTAATGACATCTTTTCTCGTTCGTTTGCAGGAGAGGCTATATCTACTAGGCCTAGTGGTGCGCCGAGATACCGGCCGGAAGAATTGTTGCACCGTGCATTTTCTGCGGACAATGCTGGAGGAAGACAAGCGCGATTTGAAGAGTTACGAGACGCGGAAGAATTTGGACTCCAAGCCAGAGAAGATCTAGTAGCAGGGGCACAGGCAGATTCTTCTAACCCTCCTATGACCCGTGAGCAGATCCTGTCTAATATGTATGGGCTAGATCCTGTGTATGGTTCTTCTATCTTTGACGAAGAAGAGATGTTTCTTAAGACTATTGTTAACAGATACAAAGGTGAGGATGGATCTGTAGATTACCAATCTCTTGTCAATGAGGTGCAAAACAATCCTCAGCTATTTCAGGACTTCTCAAGTGAGTTCCGGGCTGCTATGGATGATGCTACAGATGCTGCTAGGTACGTCAGCAGAGTAGAAGCTAGGTCTAAATACGTTAACGATGCTATACTGTCCCAGTCTTTGTGGGCACGAGTATCTGGCGCAGAGAATCCTACTCGTGAAATACGTAGCGCATTGAATGGCAGACAGCCTTTAGAGTCTTTGAGGAATATGGCAAGAACTGCTAGGGATGCTGACAGAGTTGCTAGGCGTATGGGGGATGAGAGAATTAATACCGAGGCCGCACAAGAGGGCCTTAAGTATTCTATTATGCAATACGCTGTGCGGGAAGCACAGAGAGGTATCGGTAAAGATAAGCCTATTAGCTTTAGTAGACTTAATGAAGTTTTGTTTTCTCCTATCCCTGACGGGGAGGGAGGTAGAAGCCTTATTGACGAGATGTACGTACAGGGTCTTGTGGACCAAGAGCAACAAGATGGCCTGCGGCAGCTTATTGATATTGGAGTTACCGTAGAAAGAGCTAATGCCGATCCTACAATTGTTACCGATGTTTTGGGAGAAGACAGTGCAACCAGTGTTATAGAAGAAGGTCTTATATCTATGCTGGGTGCAAGGGCTGCTAGTGCCGCAGCGGCTGTCGCACTTCCACAAGCAGGCGCACAAGGATCTGGTCTTATCATCGCGGGACGAGGTGCCTCTATGGCACGTAATCTATCGTCAAATAGTCCTACAGAAAAGAGCATGAAGGCACTCGTGTATCTTACTCAGCATCCTGCTATAATGAAGAAAGCTCTTGAGAGAGTAGGAGGCACCGAGCTGGAGGCTAACCGACAGACTATCCACGCATTTCTAGTCAACGCTGGGTTTGCTGGGCTGTATGATGAAGAGCCTGCATTAGATATTCCTGCTATCTGGGATGACGAGCAGGCTGCGCCGGAGACAAGATCTATGCGCGACGAGTTTAATGATATTGAGAAGATGTTGTCTGAGCTTAACACAGGAGTGGATTACTAATGAGCGTGTTTAACAGATATGATCCTGCGCTGAATGTCAGTAGCAGGGGGCCAGCAAGCAGCCAAGCAATTAATGCCATTACTGGCCGTCTGGAGGGTGGAATAAATGCACCTAACAGGGACAAAGAGCTGCCTGTCCCCGGCGGCGGACACGGCGGGCACATGCCGCGCTTTTCGCGAGAAGCAGGTATGATGCAAGACACCGCGCAGGGCATTGCACGCAGGCAGGTACAAGATAGAGTGCAGAATGCCAACACAGTGGGCAAGGCTTTTAGGGGATACAGTATTAACGGTCCTGTGAATCCTCAGTCTGAGGCCAATGCTGTGGTCGAGGGCGTCTATAATGACGTTAGTACTCCGTCTAACAGACGGGGAGCAGAGACTGGGGCAGGAGATCCTATCTTAACTCTCACACAGGCACACGAAAGGATTAACAGGCGACGTTACGGGGATGACCCAGATGTATCCACTGATGGCCTTAGGCGGTCTGCTGGTGGGCCTACATCCACTGGCCCTTCCACGCCTCGTACAGCCTCTGATGGTTACGAGATTCCAGACACTCCTTTATATGCAAACGTTACGCCGGAGATGTCAGTACAAGAAAGACGGGAAGCAGTGAGAGCAAGATTCCTTGAATTATGGAGTGGAGGTTAAAATGGTTGGTGATACTATAAAAGATATTTTTAGGCGCTACATACATTACTCGCCTGAGGTACTTACAGATGTGAGTAAGCAGGGCTCTATTAGTGAGAACACTATGAGAGTAATAGCAGGGTCCAATCTTGCTACTTCCCCCGATCCTTACAGGAAGTCTTCTGCTCGTAGGCTACTGTCTCGTAGCATACAGCTAGGTATTGTTCCTCCTCCTGCTTCTATGTCTAACCCTCTTACCAATGTATTGCTTGGTGTAGGAGAAGACGAGGGGTACACGGAAATTACTAGAAGGCGCTTACCAGAGGCACTGAATGAAAACGCTACACAAGTAGCGCAGTACTATTTGCCCAACTTCGATCGCTCAAGAGAGCGTCCTACTAGAGAGATGCCAGAAGGAAGTGATCCTGTATTCCCTAATCGAAGAATGGCTTCTGCTCCAGAACCTCCGCCCAAGCCTAATTTGCAAGTCGGTGGGCGGCCTATGAGTGCTGTGGGCTCTGTACACGGGCCTAAGCTACAGCACAGATAAAAGGTTTACAATGATTAATATTAGGTTTATTGAAGAATTGGAAGGCAATAAGCGCGTAGCATATGTTCCTTCTGCGGGTAATTCTGGAGTGACTATAGGTGTAGGCTTAGATCTAGGCTCTTTTGGGAACCTGCGAGTTCTTGACTTGCCCAAAGAGCTATACAGATTACTTGAAAAATACGTAGGGTATAGAAGGGAAGTAGCGGAAGTGGTGCTAGAGGATTCACCCCTAGTCTTAGAAGAGGACGACGTAAAGGTTATCAATGAGTCGCTGCTCAAGTATAAGCAGGAGATGGTGGCTAAACTGTATAATGCAGATAGCAAGCTATCATGGGAATCTTTGACTAATACCCAGCGCACAGTGATTTACTCCGTGCTGCATCAATATGGGTCTCCTCGTAGAGTGCCTAAATTCTGGGCGGCCGCTACTGCGGGAGACTGGGGCAGTGTGATAGAAGAGTTAAGAGATTTTGGCGATGACTTCCCAACTAGACGAAACAAGGAAGCAGACTATTTAGAAAAGGAGTTAGGATATGCAAGTTGAGTACGACGTTAAAACGGTAATGAACGCCATGACTGCTTTAAATGATGAGCGTAGAAAATACTTAGAGGCCAAGCGCAGTACTGGCCTCCAAGCGATGGAACAACAAGAAGTACAAAGTATGGAAAGGGCACTAGAAACAGGTGAGCTAACTCCAGACCTACAGAAGCTTGTTAATTCACATCAACAAGGGTAGAATAGTAATACATGCCCATGAGGTATGCATCTGCCATACCTGACTGCAGTTGTTTGTTAGGATACTTGCCATGATCCTCCAGAAAGGAATCAAACAACGCAGGCTCTAACTCTAGTGCTGTACTTACTGCAGCATCTTTAGCAGTACCGCTGAGGCCCCAATGCTTTTTCCAGTCTTGGGGCCTTATTGTGTCTGGGTCTAGGTAAAGGATAGCACCTAGTATGCCTGTTAAAATACCAGTAGTATAACCAAACCTAAACAAGCTAGAAACTCCTTGCTTTGGCATTGCGTGTACAAATTCCACACAGCACCTTATGTCCATTACAGGTTCATCCTGACTAAGATCAGCTATGTTTTCTGTTAATTGTTCTATATCTACTCTTCTGTCACTAGTAAGTGGTATAGGAAATACCTCATACAGTTCACCATTCTTTATAGCCGCTACTGCTCCTGTTATACCGGGATCACAAGATACTATAAACATTTAGCTTCTCCTCTAGCTCTTCAGGGGTCTGGTCTTTGATGTCCTTGTCAAGATACATGACCTCCATGTTTGGGATAACCAGCCTAGTATCCTTCTTAATACGGAGCGCCTTTGCGGTGGCGTCTTCGTCCAGCGCCAGTACAACTCTATCATACATTAACCTCCTTATCTCGCTCTGCTTGGGGTAACCTAGTCCTGTGCCTAGCAGAGACACAGAGTCTACGTAAGGGATCAGTCGAAGAGCTGATACAATATCTTCCACAATCACTAAGGTATCACTACTCTTACGGCGACCTCTGCCTTTGTAGTACCACGACAGTGCTACATTATCTGTGCCGTTGTAGTGCATCATAGTCTTGGGGATAGAAGCGTACTCCCTGCGACCTACGTACAGCTCTTTATATTTGCGAACTGACCCACCTCGCTTGAGCCTGTGTGGACTGAAAATCCACATGTATACACGACGATCAAACGTAGTCTGGAACCTGCCGTAGTGCAGCATAGCAGGTGTCATGTTGTAGCGCTTCATAAAGAACTCAACTGTATCAGTATCCAAGCCCGTGAGGTTACGCACAAGATCATTGTTGCTTGTGCGATTTGAGTTATGCTTAAGGATCTGTCCCTCAGTACCTGAAAAGAGGGCAACGTGCCCTCCATTCAGGTTACATTTATTTCGGAAGCAGTTGAAACTAGCCTCTGTCTGACTGCGACGAGTAATGCTCAATGATCTTTCCTTGTCACTACCCCCATTACACACAGGGCACAGAAACCTTTCGCTTACTCCTACTGGTATGTCCTTAGCCATCTCCTGTATTTGTGGGATGTAGTATGTCTTGTTCACTGTGTCAAGGCCTCCCAGCTAACAGGGAACAACGGAGAGATAATCTCACCCCACTTATGCGCTAGGTCTTGGATTTCTACCTGTGCGTGAGGATCAATGCGTTGCTTGTATGCCCTTGCCCATGCTGCGAGAGAGCCAGTAACGTAGTAGCTAGTCATCATGTTCTGAGGCAGAACCATACGGGCCTGCTCAGGGCACACGCCTTCGTCAAGCAGGTCTTCATACGCTTCTAAGGCTATAGCTATTACATCTTCAGCGGCCGTCTTAGAAAAGAACTGCGCCTTTATAGGACCGCTACTACCTTGCTTAGCATTCTCTGGCTTACCACGCCACTCATCAGGAACAAAGAACTCCGGCTCATCATCTACATAACGACGAGATACTTCGTTATAAGTGAACCCCACCATGTGCTTGAACCTCTGGCGGGCTACAAAGATAGGCACAGTTTCTCGTAGAGTTACCATGCAATGAGCGAAGGGAGTCCAGTGATTGTGACGAGCTAGATAGTTGATTAGTTTAGTGTCACGTTCCGCTAGCCTGTCAGGTTCCTCAAAATCAGGATGGCCCCACTCGGAGTTCTCCCAATTACTTTCTTTGTCAAAAGAAACTCTTGCGCTATTGACGACAGTAAGGTCGTTGCCCATACTGTCAATCAGCTCTACTCTACACTCGTTAGTTGTTTTCATTTATAAACCTCTTAAATGGAAGTAAGGCTGGCCTCACCATCGTCGTTAATAAGCAAGGCATTATGCTCTTCAGCGACTCTTAGACAATCAATGCAGTAGTTACCCTCTACTTCCCTGATATATCTGTCCCCGGTGTGTCCTACAATCTGTTTAACTCCGGGAATCGGCTCAAACTCACTCCTCCAGTCACACCAGTATAGACCTCCTACTTCATCTAGACCACCTCTACTCCGTCCTATTTGATTAAAGTCACCATCTTTTAAGTACTCTTCTAGTGATTTGTCTAGATGCCTAAGCAGAGATTGACTTACTCCTGCATGAGATATTAAATATCCATTAGCCCAGAAATAGTTAGTCAATAATTCTGTCATAGAATCCTTGAGAGGCCCTATCTCTTGCTGTGTCTTAAAGTCGTATCCACTGCATCTGTAGATAGGATCGACATACTGTCTATCATGATTACCCCAACAGCCTACAGCTTTACCATCTGCTATGGCCTCTAATACAACATTCAAGGTCTTTACGCAGTCCTCTGAGGAACGTGTGTAGCTGTCTAAGTAGTCGCCAACAAACACTACTTTAGCATCGTTATCTTCGCCTGCCTTTAAGGCTGCTTCTGCTATCTCAAACTTTCCGTGCAAGTCACCTACTACAAGATATTTCATTAGTAATCCTTTGCTCCAGAGTCATCTTCTTTTTCTTCTTCGGTGTAATCCCAATACCTAACCCATAGGTTACGCATATCTTTAGGGTAGTTATGTCTGTCCATTAACTCATCTAGGGTTTCTTTCGATGGGTCCCATACTGCAGGAAATCCGTACTGCCACCCGCTAGCGGGGTCTACCCAAGTTTTTCTTTCTAGTGCTTCTGATCCTGAAGTGGGGACTTCCATCTCTTTTGATCCATCTACATTCCTTTTCATCTACAATGCTCCTGATAAAATATCCTGGTCCATTAAAAGCCATGCAGTAATCTGACTCATGGAGCAGGTCCCAATAGGGACCATGCTCTTTGATTAACTGCTTACCTCTTTTACTTCTAGGTTCTAGCTTTACTGTAGCCATTAATCCTTATTATCTCCTATAGGATACCAGTGGGTACATGTATAGGGCTTGCCATCTACTGAGTTTACCCATCCATATATAGGATCACTCAGGTCCCCGGGGGCCACATATCTGCCAGTAAACCAGATACCATCATCCCGTCTAAGCAAGATATGTCTGCCGTCTTTAGGCGCTGTGCGTAGGGGCTTACCTCGGATAGGCATCAGCTATCCTTAACGAACACACCGTCAATCATCTTACCTTTCCGATCTTTGATATCATTGTATGCTTGTTCAAGGCAAGTCTTCATATCAAGACCAAGTATACGCATACCAATGATAAGGGTAACAAGAATATCACCGTATGCGTCTACAGTTTCTTCTGTGTTTTTTTGGGCAAAGCTGATCATTTGCTCTAGATCATGGCCACGCTTTTCTGGATCGTACGACTGCTGGGCCTGTAGGGACGCCAGCAATTCTCCACATTCTTCAAGAGTTTTACTTAGCTGAGCAATAGCAGTACTACCCCTAATCAAGTTACGATCTTTCGCCCAATGAATCACGTTGTTTTCCAGTTCCTGTAATCTAGTTCCTTCGTGTGCTACCATATCTATATATCTCCATTGTTCTATTGTAATGTCACTTGCTTCGTCATGTATGATAATTGGTATTGCCTTAAATCTTAGCCCCATTGATCCGCCATTGCTATTGCTATGCCTTCATAGGTCTTAGACCGCTCTGCCTGCCGCTTATCGCTGGGCCCCATCTTCCACACACGCTGTTCTCTACCTTCTACTACATTGGTAGGAAGGAGTAATGGTAGATTTTTTAACCACAGTCCAGTCTTTTTAGTCTCACCGTGGCCAAACTGCCATGGCTGAATATACTGGTCTGGCTTTCTCCATAAAGTACTCAGACGACCGACAGGATTTTCTACGGCAACTTTATCTGCATATTCCATAAATATTTTAGCAAATTCAGTAGCAGGTAAATATAGATCAGGCCTGTCTGCGTACCATCTATTACCACTAACTGCTAGATAGGTGCAAGGAGGATGGGCTATAATTAAATCCCATCCATTCTTTAGTACTGGTACTACATCACCTTGTATATGCCATTCAGGGTGCCCCCCTGTACACTCCTCTATATCACATGAGTAAGCCTCGTGGCCTTTATCTCTAAAGGCTTTACATACAGCTTGACTCTCTTCACAGGCTATTAATACTTTCATTAAATTTCACATGCTCCTCCGTGGCAAGCTAACTCTTGGCTGCCTACAGTGTTATCATCACTCTCATAATTAGCCAGATTATCCCAATCAATACTATCAGGCATTTTATCCACCAGCTCATTATAAGTTTGCTCGTTGATAGCCTCATACGGGGCCTGTGGGTATACATGATCTGAGTAGGGCAGAAAACTTATGCCGCTAATCTCATCAAAGTTATTCCACACCCAGTTGCCTACATCAAGGAACTCGTCGTCTCTGTAGTAGCACGTCATGCTTGGCTTATGCTCACACCAGTGCTCAGCATAACACTTCCACAGACTAAGCTGTTCCATTGCAGTCATATCTCCTGCAATACGAGCGCAACTAGGAGCTTTCATCGGAAAGCTAAACACATAGTTTTGGTTGTTCATTACATCCTTTTCATGAGGAACTCCTGCGTCAATCAGGAACTGCGAGATTGGGTCCTTAACATCATTACGTACCCGCCTAACATAGTACTCAGAAAAACGAGGATGTATACCACTGGCGGAATCCACGAGTTGAGATACAGTCCCACTAGGCTTGACGCAAGTAATTGCAGCAGACTGAGGAATGCCCAATCTTCCTGCCCATTCATTGTTAGTTTCAATTGACACCTCTCTCAAGCTTTCTAGTGCAAGTATTGTAGATTCATTATGTGAGGAAAGGAAAGGATGATCACAAATGCCTGTAAAGCTGACACCCAGTAGCCTCTCTTCCTCGCAGTTATCCTTCCACTTCTTACGCAGATAGCGGAAGTCAGTCAGCAATGACTGCCACGTACCGATGATAGTAGCAATCCGTACCTTACGTAGCAAAGAGTCAGCGTCATCATCCTGCCTGATTACTACCTCACTTAGGTTACAAAACTGATAGGGTCTTAGAATAATTTCCGAGCAGGGGTTCGTACCAAATTCATGATTATCATCACGTCGTCCATTCCTCGACGCAACTTTCTTACAAGCCTGCCTGCTAAAGATTCCTCGCTCTCCTGAGCGGGACTGGTACAACGACTGCCATTCATGTAGGAATACCTCGAAGTCGGGTTTGTCATCGGCCACATACGAATTATTTGCGAGTGCTCTTTGAGGATTTTCCTCCCACCAGTTCCCAGACTTTGCAAGTCGGAGTCTGTCATCGGACAGATTCGATAGCGAGATGAGAGCTGACCGTCGGACTCCTCCGACCACGACGATGTCAGCCACTTTGCACACAAGATCGTGGCATTCTGCCGATGTAAGCTTTCTTCCGCTCGCTCTTTTAAAGAGTCTGACGGTGAAACTAAAGAGATCAACCAAAGGTTCAGGGCCTGATGCGCGGCCTCCAAATGTATGTAGTCTAGCTCCGCTTGGTCTAACGCGGGAAACATCCCACTCGGGAACTTTACCAGCATACAACAGGCTGACCAGCTCCCGAAAGGCAGAGGACCACCCGATTTTTGAATCAGATACTTTAATCGTTGTTCCTGTGTCATGAAACTCCTCCGGTACTTCGGGTAGTTTGTTAGTGTATTGTCGCTCTACGCTGAAGCCTACCCCTGTACCGCACATAAGAATGTACATAAGTTCATCGAAACATCGTGGATGCTCGATAGGTAAATAGGAGCAATTGTATCCTGCTACATTGTCTCGCTCTAGTGCTGGTCCGGCAGTCATCACGCTGCGCATAGACGGCATTACTTCTAGGTTATAGATTGCGTCTCTTACATCAGTAAGATCATCTTCGATATCCTCTGGACCAAGGCCACGAGAGATAAGCTCGTTACGCCAGAAGGTTATCCATCTATCTACTGTCTCTTCCCATGTCTCCCGTCGCCCGAGATCATCTCTATACCTGCTATATCTGGACCGATGAATGAATGTCTGATAGTCGTTTAATACTGCCATATAGTCTCCTTATTATTCTCCGTGGTACTGCCAGAGTACACCGTTACAGTGTGCATGTACTGCCCCTATTGTCAGCCCAGTGTTATGATCATGGTGTAAATGTACGGGGTAGTTAAGGAAGCCCTTGGGAAACAACTTCATGTTTAGTTTCTTAGAGGCTACTTTCTTGCTGGGCTCTCCTGAAAGATCACTACCGCAGTGATAGCACTTGCCCTTCTGTTCTTTTATGTATTGCTCTCGTACTAGGCGCTTTTCGTGCCGGGGTAAGTTATCATAGTATACAGGTAAATTATATCTCATATACTTTCTCCAGAGGAAAAAAAGCCCCGCAAGAATCTCTTACGGGGCGATGTAAAAACCCACACGATTTAAGGGCGACCGGGAACTCCCTGTCCACTAACCTTGGTGGGTCTGTTACAAAAAAGCTAACCTAACAGCTTACTCACACAGCTACAATGCTCTCACTGCTCTGTGCTTATGGGTGTTGATAACCGGGCGCTCCCTGTTATCGCAAGGTTTCTGGTTTGTTAGCACTACTATAAACCTTTGTTCGTTTGATAGCAACCCCACGGTATTGAGCATCGCAATGATTGGCCTGTGGGGTGTTGTTAAAATTTATTACCATCCATGTCAGTACCAATACTTACCGGGATTAGACAGCGTAGCAATCGCACGCTCAATAGACGCAACCTGTTGCTGAGGAAACCGATCTACAATCTCCTCCACAGGAGCGTCAGCCGCGAACACTACACGATAATCAGCTAGGACTCTGTGCTCCTTACGCCCATCACCGTCTGTATCTTCTCTCACTGCAAAGTTAAGAGTAGCATCATTACGGTTCATAGTTTGGAGGAACCTCCATCGTGCGGACAACGCTGCATCAGTCGCGATCTTACGTTCGTCAGGATCTTCTGCCTCGATGCTATGAGCTGGCGGGTTAGCTTTTCTCCACTCCTCCATATTAGTAAAGCCTGCTAACTGCATCGGATCGAAGCAGTACCAGCGGGGATAAAGAGATGCTACCCACTTGTCCGTTTCGTTTCCTGCCTCTAGCTTGTCGAGCAGTTCGTCGATAGCACGGTGCCGCCTACAACCTAGATCCGTTTCAACACTCCAGCCGTCAGGACGGTAGCCGTCCTCTGGGTCTGGCAGGACCGGATTACCATTGTAGTATACAACTCCGTCTCGTGCCTCTACGACGCCGCTTTGCAGGGCCTGTCGTAGCCATTCAAGTACAATTTGTGGGGCCATATTTACTCCTCATTTATCCATTTAATAAAGCTAGCTTGCTTAGTCTGTAACTCTGCGATAGTGGCGTACAGCCGGGTGATAAGCCACTGAACCTGTCGAGCCTGCTGTTCTGGCTCTAGCTCTGAAATAGGCGTATCGGGGTAGGGAACTTCTACTTCTTCCATAGCAAGTAGCGGCTTTTCCCTTTCCGGCAATGGCTCACTGATCGGTGCTACTGGCT